GGTCTGGGTCTGGGTCTGGGTCTGGGTAAAAGTATTTAAATGATTAGTACAAAAGAAAGCATAAGGGCTGCAAGAGCCTATTTATATCTTAAAGGAGTGAGGTTTTGGAAGAAGAAGAAATAGATTGTTTATTTGAAGGTCAATGTTTATCTGCATTGCATAAGAAAGACTTTGACCCTAAGATTGACTGTAAAGCTTGCAGACATAATATAGAGTACAAAAAGATGTTTACTGATAAAATTGATTTAACGCCTATTGTAGAAAACAAAATAATTAATGAATAGAAAAGCTTTAATATTCGGGATAACCGGCCAGGATGGTTCGTATTTATCAGAGCTATTATTGTCTAAAAACTATGAAGTTCATGGCACTATCCGCAGAGCTTCAACTTTTAACACTGAAAGAATAGACCACATATTTAATGATATTAAACTTTATTATTGTGATTTGTCTGACGGATTAAATATATTTGATATTATTAATGATATTAGACCACATGAAATTTATCATTTAGGTGCACAATCTCATGTCTTAGTTTCTTTTAAATCTCCAGTATATACAACTAACATTAATTGTTTAGGAACTATCCAAATACTTGAAGCTATTAGAAAAGTGGATCCTTATATTAGATTTTATAATGCTGCATCAAGTGAAATGTTTGGCAAAGTCCTGGAAGTACCACAGACAGAAACTACACCTTTTAATCCTGTTTCCCCTTATGGTTGCTCTAAAGTATATTCTTATTATGTGACTAAAAATTACAGGGAAGCATATAATATTCATGCTAGTAATGGTATACTTTTTAATCACGAATCACCACGCCGGGGTGGCACATTTGTAACACAGAAAATAGTTAAAGGAATAGCAAACATTGTAAAAGGCAAACAGGAATATTTAGAGCTTGGCAACTTACAAGCAAAAAGGGATTGGGGACATGCCAGGGATTATGTAAAGGCAATGTGGTTAATGCTACAACAAGATAAACCGGATGATTATGTAATTGCTATTGGAGAGAACCATACTGTAAATGAATTCTTAAATGTTGTTTTAACACTTGCCAGGTTAACAGATAAAAGAGAAAAAATAATAAAAATAAATCCTAAGTATTATAGACCAAATGAAGTTGATGAACTTCTTGGGAATGCTACAAAGGCAAGGACTATTTTAGGGTGGAAACCTGAAGTTGATTTTATTTCATTAGCAGAAGAAATGTGGAGCATGGCTTTAAATGGTCAAACTTATTAAAAACACTTTTTATAAAGAATCTTTAACTAAAAAAAGATTATGTGATTTTATTCAAAAATCAGATCAGTTATCAATGGGCGAACAGTGCCGGAAGTTTGAAAAAAAGTTTAGTAATTGGCAAGGAAGAAAGTTTTCTGTATTATTTAATTCTGGATCATCTGCAAATTTGGCTCTTATACAATCACTTTTGAATCTTAAAGTTTTAAAGAAAAATATACGGGTTGGAGTATCTGGATTAACTTGGTCAACTAATATCATGCCGCTTCAGCAGTTAGGATTAAATATAATTCCTATTGATATATCAATCTACACATTAAATATTAATTTAAAAACTATTAGAAAGCATAAAATCGATGTTTTATTTATTACTAATGTTTTAGGGCTTTCTTGTGATTTTTGGCAGATAAAAAATTATTGTGATGATAATAAAATACTTTTATTAGAAGATAATTGCGAGTCATTAGGGAGTACATATCGTAATATTAAACTTGGGAATTTTGGGATGGCTTCAACATTTAGCTTTTATGTTGGTCATCAACTATCTACAATAGAAGGCGGAATGGTATGTACAGATAATCAGGTTTTATATAATATGCTAAAGATGGTTAGAGCGCATGGATGGGATAGAGATTTGGAAGTTCCTAAAAATGAATTTTATGATAAGTATAAATTTTATTATCCAGCTTATAATTTACGGCCGACTGAAATAACAGGTTTTATCGGTAATCAGCAATTAAATTATATTGATGATATTATTGATTTAAGACATATAAATTATGTAAGAATGCGCCGGAAAATGTTAAGTAATAATGATATTTTAAATATAAGCGCACATAATAATATTATATCTAATTTTGCTATACCTGTTATTTTAAAAACAAAAAAATTATTTGAAAAGTATTTAAAAAAAGTTAACGATTTAGATATAGAAACTAGGCCAATTTTAGGAGGTAATATAACTAATCATACTTTTTTTTATAAATATGTATCTTTACCAGTATGTGAAAAAGTATATCAAAATGGATTTTATTTACCTAATAATCCAGATTTAACAGAAACAGAACTTAAAAAAATTGAAAGGGTGATTAATGGATAAACAATCAAGAATATTAATAACTGGTGCATCTGGTATGGTTGGATCCAGATTAGTAGAAATAATGAAAAAGCAGGGATATGTTAATCTCCTTACGCCTTCAAAAAATGAAATGAATCTTTTTAATATGGAGCAAGTTTCCCAGTGGATGTATAAGGTTGATTATGTTATACATCTGGCTGCCCTGGTTGGCGGGATCGAAATGAATATGAAGTACCCTGTTAATTTATTTGCTAATAATATCCGCACTACATTAAATGTTATGGACTGCGCTTGTTTTGCTAATGTTAAGAAATTGCTTTTTATGGGCTCATCTTGTGTTTATCCTGTTGGATATAAATATTCTTTAGATGAATCTTATGTAATGGCTGGATCTCCAGAATACACAAATGAAGGGTATGCTTTGGCTAAAATATCAGGTATGAAATTATGTGGTTATTACCGGCATCAGTATGGCAGTAATTTTATTTCAATAGTTCCATCTAATATTTACGGTAAAGTTTCACCGGAACCGATACAAAAGAATCATGTAATATCTGCTTTGATAAAAAAAATACTTGAAGCTAAAAAAAATAAATGTGAAAGCATTACATTACTAGGAACTGGGGAAGCTAAAAGAGAATTTATCTATGTTGATGATGTATGTGATGCTATTTTATTTATGATGGAAAATTACGATGGCATTGGACATATTAACATAGGCACTGGTCAGGTTATTTCAATAAAAGAACTTGCTGAAATGCTTATGACTATAATAAATTATGAATGTGAAATTATTTATGATACTAAAAAACCAGATGGATCAATGTTTAAGTGTATGGATGTTTATAAGGCTTCAAAATTAGGCTGGAATGCAAAAACTGCTTTATATGATGGATTAAAAAAAATGTATAAGGATTTTATTAGTGATTGAGATATTTATTGCAATAGATAATAATTTCTCTAACCACTGGGAACATGTCTTTAATTCTATAAAAGCAAATACAAAAGAAAAAATAAGTTTTAATATTATTTGCGAATCAGATGTTAAAGTTCATGTTTCAGATGCTAATATTAATATTATTAATGTTGAACCACAAATAAAACAATATAAGAAATTCAATCTTCAAAGTACACGAGCTATTTATTTACGATGGTTAATACCTGAACTTACTAAAAGTGATAAGGCTGTTTATTTTGATACTGACGTAATTGTTCTTGGTGATGTAAAAGAGTTATGGGACATTGATTTAAAAGATAATTATATTGCTGCTGTACCATCGTATATTTTTAAAACAGTCGGCCAAGGTGCTTTTATTCAGGGCGGATGCAGAGAATCAAGAGTTAGAAGTTTCTTATCTGGGCAGTTGGTAATGAATTGCAGAGCCTGGAGAGAATTTAAATTAAAAGATAAAATGATTGAATTTGCTTTAGATAATAATGTTTTAGATGAAGCACCACTTTCAATTATATGCAATGGCCATATACACGAGCTAAGTAAATATTGGTGTGTTCCCGCAAATTATATATCAGATGGTTATAAGCATAGTCAGATGTTATATGATTATGATATGAAAAGAGTTAAATTGCTTCACTGGTCAGGGCCATATAAACCATGGATAAAACAAGGGAGAAATCATGAGTACTATAAAAAATATATCAGTTAGCATTACAATACCAACTTTAAAAACAGAAAAAGAAGTTAAAAAGCAAATGATCGCAGCAAGTCATGTATCTCCAGATTGTGAAGTAATAGCATCTTGTATTAAACAATCAGCAGCTAAGAATCGGAATTGGTGCATTGATAATGCAAAAGGTGATATTATTATTATGATGGATGATGATATAACCGGCTTCTTTCCTGGGTGGTGTGACATATTAATTGATGCTTTATTTTTTCATAAGGAATTTTCTATTGTATCTGCTAGACCTAAACATGCGGATGGTGGTTATTGTCCGATATTAGGTGATAGTAGCAATCAGCAGAAGATAGGGGAATACCAAAAATGCATTCATACACCAGCAACGCAATTAAATATTTGTGGTTCTGCCTGTGTTGCCTTTTGGCGTGATTGTGGGATAAGATTTGATGAAGAATATCAAGGTGCAACTTATGAAGATTCTGATTTTTGTATGCAAATGAATAAAAAGCATCCTGATAAACAAATTGTATTTGCTAATAAATGTGATATTATTCACAATGAAGAGAAAAAGGGCCGGGGCGATGGTGTTACAAGTAAGAATAATTACTGGAAACATAACCATGAATACTTTGCGAAAAAATGGGGTATAAGAATATAATTAATGAGGTATAAAGATATGAATAAATATACAAAATCAATAGCGTTGCGTTTTTCTGGAGAGTATTTAAGACTTTTAGAAAAGAAAGCAGCACTGGAAAATAAAACATTATATGAGTTATTAAAAGATAATTGCATAATGTTAGTTGCGGATGGCCTTAGTCGAGCGGACCTTCAGCGGAAAATGTCATTTACTGAAAAACAAAGTTTGTATTTTTATGAAGATTTATATGAAAGTATTAATAATGAAATTAATAAATTAAATAAATATAAAAATAATGTTAATAAAATAATATTGAAATTGAAAAACTGTTTTAAAGATATTGAAGGAAGTTTTGAATGAGAATAGGATTATGGACAAAAACACCTAATCAAATAGTGGGGTGTAAAAAGGTAGTTGATAACTTAAAAAAAGGGTTTAATGAACTCCATCAGGAATATGTAGAAAATCAGATTGGGGATGTTAATGGTTGTATACATGGGGGAGTGTTAGCATTACAGCGTTTAGAACTTCCAGAAAAAACATTGATTGGTCCTGAAATAATGGTGCTTCCTTCAGAAAATCAATCTTATTGGTTAAAATATGATAATTGGTGTCAGCCTTCACGATGGGTGGTAGATTATATGAAAGAGTTCAGGGAAACCAGGACAGCAAATTTTTATGTATGGCCTACTGGTATTGACACTGAAGAGTTTAAACCACAGCCAAAGATTGATGAATATGATTGCTTTATTTATTATAAGAATGTCACTAAACAAACACCGGTTTATAAACTTGATGCAGTAAAGAAATATCTTGATAATAGAGGATTAAAATATAATGTGATTATTTATGGACAATATCAGGAAAGACAATTAAAAGACTTATGCCAAAGGTCAAAGTTTGCTATATTTTTAACTGGCACTGAAAGCCAGGGGATCGCATATATGGAAGTACTTGCATCTGGTGTGCCTATTTTTGTATTTGAAGAGAAAGAATTTTCTTATTATGGATATAAATTTACTAATAAGAATGTAAGTGCAGCACCATATTTTGATGAAAGATGCGGGGCTAAGGCATTTGATTTATCAGATTTAGATCATTATTTTTTAGATAATTTAAATAATTTTAAACCCCGAGATTATATAATGGAAAATCATACTTGTGCTAAGGGAGCGCAGAAATATATTGATATATTAAAGGATTGTCATGGCTGTAACTGATTTTTGGAAAGATAAAGTAAAATCAATTGAGCAGTTTTTAAAAGATTATCCAATAGAGGAGTTTTATAAATGCCAGTCTTTAGTATCTACAATGTTTTTTGGGGATACTGGAATATTAAAAAAAGAATATGCTTATTTATCTAAGATTGATAAATGGAAAAATGCTATAAAAAATAACGATACTTTTAAGAAGTACTTACATGATAAATCAACATCAGGCAGCCATATTCATGCCGGTTATCATTTAGCACAGTTTGAAAAATATTGTAATAAGAAAATAGAGGATATGGATGTAATTTTAGAAGTTGGATGCGGTTATGGCGCAATGGCTAAAGTATGTTTCCAGGCTGGATTTAAAGGTACATATATTCTTTTAGATTTACCAGTGATGTCTAAAATACAAAAGCATTATTTAAGAGAATATGAGAGTAATTGCCATTTTGTTAATGAATTAATCCGTATACCTTCAGCTGAAATATATAATTCATTGTTTATTTCTACCTGGGCAGCATCAGAAATGCCGGTAAATTATAGGGATGAAATAATGGATAGATCTTTAGAATATAGCAATATTCTTTTGGCATATCAATGCTTTTTTGAAAATATGAATTTGGAAATATATTTTAATAATTTTAAAAATAATAATTTACAATTTAAATGGCATAATATGATAATAGATGTTATGGATTCTAATCATAGGTATTTATTCGGGAAGAAAAATGATTGATTTAACTAAAAGAGAACCTGATTATACACATGATATTTCATCTGTTTGGATAGATGAACATTGTATATATAAACGAGGGCAGACCTGGGCTATTAAAAGAGAGCTTGAATGTTTATCTAGAATGTCAGATACGGGTTATGTTCCCTTAGTTGAAATATATGATACACATACTTTAAAGATTCAAAGGATAAGGCCAAATCCAGTTACAAATACTAAAGAATGGATGAGCCATTACCCCAAAGTATTAAAAGCACTTAAAAAAAGAAATATTAATCATTGTGATTTAACATCTTCTAATATTATCCCGTATAATAACAAGCCATTTATTATTGACTTTGGTGAAAGTTTAGATTTAACCGATAAAATATCAAAACCAAAACGGCCACACGGGGACCTATTCTGGTTATATCGTGGTATGATACACCACTTAGATCAGAGCCGTTATCCTGTATATTTTAATCAGCGTGCGCCGGAGATGTGGCATATTATTAAAAAGACTATACCGCAGAACATTGATTCAATTATGGACTTGGGTGCCGGGCATTGTGATCTTGCTATTAGGTTTATGATGGATAAAAGGTGTATCGGTTTGTTAGTTGAAAAGGATGAGCAGCTTAAAAAAGATATGACATTTACAATGGCCAATATCCCCGGTGGGGTTGATTCCCACTTTATAGGCGATAGTATAGAACAAGTTATAAAAGAGGACATTAAAATTGATATAATGATATGCTGTTCAGTATTGCCTTATCTTGATACTAGTTTAAGAAAAAGAGTTGTTGAATATATGGTTAGAAATAGTAAAATATCTTATATAGAAATACAATATGAGGGTGATGGTCCTGGACAAATGAAAAATGAATCTATAGCACATAATTTTTTAATAGGATGTGGATTCACAACGGTTGAAGTTATTGGTGAAACTTTTGTTGAAACCAGGAATAAATATAGACAAATTTGGAAATGTAAATGTTAGAGTTTAAAGATATTATTAATAAACATAAAGGAATAACAGCCCGAATTATAGGATTAGGCCCCAGCCTGGAGCAGCACCTTGATGATTTGAGACAAAAAGAAGATGATATTTATTTTTCCTGTAATGCTTTTGATGAACTAATAGATCTCGATATTGATTACTGGGTACTTGCAAATGCTAATCCAAAGTTTGATATACTAACTAATCATAAAAGATATAATGATTATGGTAGAGCAGTTGTTTTATATAAGAGTATGAAGGGCAGAGAATGGGAAAATGAAGTTGAAAAAGTGCTTAACGTTCCTTTCCTTACGTATTCAAATAGATTCCCAGATGAAAAGAAATCAATACAATGGCAGTTTGCCAAATATACTGGTAACAATAAAAGCTATTCTTCTGGAGCTACTGTTGCAATCCACATGCTGGCATTTGCTATTATCATGGGTTGCAATCCTATTTATATTTATGGTGTGGACCTGGATTATATCACCAATGGAGCTTATGTTAATAAGCTGGATCATAAAGTAGTTAACCCAGACGGCACACCGAATCCAACATCATACATGGAAATATACCTATCTGAAATACTTTATTCATTTAGAGTAATAAAAGAGGCCGTGCCTGACATTATAATAATTAATAAAAGCACTAAAAATTTAGGGGCAATTTTTGATTAAAAATAGAGTTGAGTTTCAAGAAAGAATTGAGGATAGTGTTGAAAGAATTCCTTTTCTTAAAAGATTTTTTATAAAAGGCGAATTATTAACTTCAGCAATAGGAAGGATGAATGCTTATATGGGGGTTGCTTTTATGGAAAGTTTAGAATCTGCTAAAGTAAATGAGCTTTTAGAAGAGGCTGAAAGAAGGGGTGATTTATGATAACGATAATAGTATTTAGTAAAGACAGGGCATGTCAATTAGAGCTTTGTTTAAGAAGCATAAAGGAGAAATTCCATGTTGATAAAAAAATACTTGTGCAATATACCAGTACTAATGAAGACTATGAAATCGGTTTTCAAAATGTGGCGAAGTTGTATCCGGACACAGAATTTATCAGAGAAACGAATTTTAAAGAAACTTTACAAGAAACGCTTAAAAAAGTAAATACAGAATATGTGGTGTTTTTTACTGATGATGATGTTTTTATTAAGGGTATTGATTGTTATATGTATGAAGATAAATATCATTGTTTAAGTTTAAGAATGAATCCTAAAATAAATAGATGTTATCCTGCTAATAATAAATTAATTAAACCACCATCATTGATTCGGTCTTTTAGTTTATCGATTCATGAGCGTATGAGTTGGAATTGGACTGAAGCAGAAGATCAACATACATGCTGGGGCTACCCAATGGCCATTAATAGCCATATATACAGGAGTAGAGACATAATGCCACTTATTTACCAAGGTGTTTATAATAATGTCAATAGTTTAGAATCACATCTTAACAGAAACAGATGGTTTGATAAGCCTTATATGCTATCTTTCACAGAGACTAAAGTATTTAACGTCCAGAATAATTTTGTACAAGGGCCCAGGCAAAATGAGATTGAATACAGTGTTGAGTGGTTAAATGAGCAGTTTTTGGCGGGTAAAAGAATTAGTACAGACAATATTTATGGTTTAGAACCACAAGCCGCACATGGCAAACTTGAATATATTTTGGAGGATATAAAATGAGAAAAAAAAGATGTAAAAGTTTAAGGAAAGGATTAAATGAAATACGTAAAATTGAATTGCCAGAATATATTTTTAACAATCATAAAACAATTGATCATCCAAATTGGCATTGGCGTTTACTTAAAAAATCTTATAAAGTAGGTAGATTAAATGACTGAAATAATATATTTATCTATAGGTTTATTAATTGGTATATCTATAGGAATAGGCATAGACTTCTTAGGGTTTATCAGTGCTAAAAAGAAATATGATTCAACAATCCAGTATAAGAATGATTTGATCGATAAGTTGACGGAGAAAAAATAATGAAAATAAAAGTTAAAGATTTTAATGGTTATTATGAAGCAAGATTTGATTTCTATTGTGAATATGCTACATGGCCTACAAGAATTGAAATGAACAAAAAAACTATGAAAGAGTGGTATAATAACGGATTAGTTAGTCAAGATAAGATTGGAGTAGAGTATTTTTTTAATTATGATTTAAAAGATAATGAACTTATTTTAAAATTGGGTTGAAAAATGATTAAAATTGGCTTATAATAAAATAATAATATGAATATAAAAAACAAACTTAAAACAATAACTTTAAAAGAACTTAAACCATATAAAAATAATGCTAAAATACATCCTGAACACCAAATCGAAACATTAAAAAATAGTCTAACAGAATATGATTATGTGGAGCCAATAATAGTCGGTACTAATAATACTATAATTGGTGGTCATGGCAGATATGAAGCTTTGAAACAAAAAGATCCTAATCAGAAAATAGATGTTATAGATGCTAGTTATTTAAAACCTAAACAACAAAAGAAACTTAGAATATTATTAAATAAGTCTGTTAGTAATGAATGGGACAAGGATATGCTCCAGGCTGAAATTGAATCTTTGTATAAAGATTTTGATGATATTGAAAAGATAGCTGATGAACTTTCTTTAACTGAAAAAGAAATAAATGATATTATGCCTATGATAGAAACAGAAGGCGATGATGACATTCCAGATAAAGCACCAGCAATTACTAAACTTGGTGATTTATGGGAAATTGGACGGCATAGGTTATTATGTGGGGATAGTACCAAAGAAGAAGATGTTAATAGGTTGATGGATGGTAAAAAGGCTGATATGTTACATACAGATCCTCCATATGGTATAGATTATGATGGTGGAAGTAAGAAACGAGAAAAGATAAATAATGATGCTATAGATATTTTGCCGTTTTATATAGGTGTTTTCAGTAATGCACACATAGCAACAAAAGATGGTGCATCTGCTTATATATGGCACGCATCCACCGAAACACATAATACTATAAATGCTTTTATTAGTGCTGGTTGGCAGTATAAGTCATATATAGTTTGGAATAAAGATAACAGCACATTTGGGAGGGCTGATTTTCATTGGAAACATGAGCCATGTGTTTATGGATGGAAGCAGAATAATAGTCATATTTGGTACGGTGATAGAAAACAGACTACAGTTTGGGATATAAAAAGGCCGAGCAGGTCAGATGAACATCCGACAATGAAACCAATGGATTTATGTGAAAGGCCAATAAGTTTTAGTAGTAAGGCTGGTGATATTGTTTTAGATTTATTCCTTGGTTCAGGTTCTACTCTTATAGCCTGTGAAAAAACTAACCGTATATGCTACGGTATGGAACTAGATGAACACTACTGCGATATTATAGTACAGCGGTATATAGACTTTTGTACTAAAAACAATATTAATATAGATATTAAGCATAATGGTCAAAAGTATAACGCAGAAATAACGCAGGTGAAATAATGCCAGGTAGGCCATTTACATCGGAGACAGCAGCCGAGGCCGGCAGGAAGTCCAAAAAGAAAAAGATTGAAGTACAGATTCAGGAGTTTCTTAATGAAAAATGGAAAGATGGAGATGAAAGAACTAGGCTTGATTTAATTAAAGAGGCATTGCTAAAGTTTGGATTGAAGGGTAATGTAAAGGCTTTGGAGATATTACTTGATAGGGGATTTGGTAAGGCTAAACAGGTAATAGACCAAAATAACACTTTTGATAGTGATAAAGAAATAAAAATAAACATTGTTAGAGATTGATTTCAGGCTTGACCCTGTTTATTGGCCACTACTAGAAAATAATAGATATAATGTTTATTATGGTGGTAGAGGTGCTGGAAAGAGTTGGCAATTTGGCCGTACTTTAATATTAAAAGGATATTGTAAATGTATAAGGGTATTATGTGCCAGGGAGATCCAGCGTTCAATTGCTGATTCAGTTCATAGACTACTTGTTGATCAAATAGCATTATTAGATAAAGAATATCCAGAATTAGGAATAGCAGACCATTATATAACAACAAAAAATGAAATTAAAGGATTTAATGGTACTTTATTTAGTTTTATTGGTTTATATACTAATGTAAATCAGATTAAATCTTACGAGGGTGTTGATTATTGTTGGATAGAAGAAGCTGAAAGTATAAGTCAAAATAGTTGGGATTTGCTTATACCTACAATCAGGAAAAAGAATAGTCAGATATGGATTAGCTTTAATCCTGCCAGGGAAGATGATCCGACTTATGAGATGTTTGTTAACCAGAAACAGCCTAATAGTCATGTTCAGTTTGTTAGCTATAAAGATAATAAATACTTTGGAGAGCCACTACAAACAGAAATGGAGTTCTGCAAAAAGAATAATTACTCTAAGTATTTGCATATATGGGAAGGTCAACCAATAAGTGATTATGATACATTAGTTTATAGATTCGATAGACAAAAGAATTGCTATGATAGAAATTTTCAATATAACCAGAGTATTGAAACCTGGGCGTCTTGGGATTTTGGAGTCAGTGATGATACTGCAATTATATTTTATCAGATAAGAAAAACAACAGAAAATGAATTCGGATACTGGATTGATATATTTGATGAATATGTTAATAATAATAAGAGTGATGACCATTACAGAGAAGTAGTTGATAATAAAAAGTATTTAATTGATGGTCATGCTTGTGATCCTGCTGGAGCTAATAGGCAATCAGACCTTAATACTTGGATAGATAAACTTAAAAAGAATCCTAGGACAGGAACAATAGATTGGCATTTCCATTATACGCATAAATACAGTGTTGCTGAAATGATAGACAGAGCTAATGATTTAATACCGTATGTCAGGTACAACCCACATATAACACCGAAATTTCATAAAATGGCTTTTCATTGGCAATATAGAACAGATAAGGATGGCAAGTTAGTACTACCACCTAAACCAGAACATGATGAATATAGCCATGTTGGAGATTCATTTAGGTATTTTATTATTAACAGATTCCCTCCAAAAGCAAATCAAAAGGTAAGGATATTATGATAAAAAAAATTAAATTTAACATAAAATGGTTTTTCAAAAAAAGGAAAAGAAGATTAATGATAAATAAAAAATATAAACGTGAATTATTAGAAAAATTTGAAATTGGGATTAAAATAAATGACTTTCATCCATTGGTTATTGAAAGTATTAGATATTATAAACCAGATAATATGTATATATTATATCCTCCTAGATTAGGATGTTATATAAAATTAGATAAAAAATCTTTTGATAAATCAATGAAAGAATTAACAGTAATTGGTTGAAAAGGTAAGGATATTATGATTAATGATGATATACGTAAAGAGTTTGAAGAAGAAAAAGGGATGGTATATAATGATTCTATTTTAAATCATGAATATGACTTGTATCTTGAAGAGTATATTAAATGGTTAGAAGAAAATCTGGTTCATGAGAGACGAATGAGAGAAAATGACTTAATGTCCCCAGAATAATGATAATATTTATAAAAAAAAGTAACACGATTTTTTAAAAAAATAACACGATTTCTTGACAAATTATAGTTTATGATCTATAATAAGTAATATAATATGAGAATATTTAATCAGGGTAGAACCCGTATAATATACGGAGTTCACCTTGGCATCATCAACAAGAATTAGTTCACGTATCCGTACCGGATGCGCTCTTACAGTAAAATACGCAGTTCAGAATCTAATAGACATTTTTAAAGACGACTGGTATTATATTATTCGTGAAGAGTTAAAAGATCAAGTATCCAAAGAAACCCTCGATAAATATAAATGGTTAGTTACACAGGAATTAAACGTATTAAAGCGGACTGTTAAAGATTTATCAACAGTTTATAAAAAACCTGCACAACGCAAGGCTATCATTCCTCCTGAAGAGATTGAAAAGAAAGTTGAAGAGGGCGAAAAGCCAGAGACAAAAAAAGAGATTGTAGATGAAAATTATGATTTATCACAAAAGGACACTAATAAGCATTTTGTCCTGCAAAATATTAATCAATACACTAACTTAATTAATCATACATTACTTAAAGTTAATTGGCGTAAAGATAAGCTTGATTATGAGCAGCTTAATTTTAACAATGCTGAGATATTTACCGATCCAGATGACTGGATGGAAATTATAGCTATTAAATATTATTATGGTTATGTTTTCCCTGGACACTCACAAAGCGCATATAATTGCGGTGGTTATAAGAACGAACCGTTTCTTAAATTAGCCGATACAGAAGGGCTCGCAATGGGCCCAGTTCAAACTTATTCTTATGCACAACTCTGGGTTAAAGAAGATATTGATACTAGAGAATTACCCGGTATTATTGAGAATGAAGATATAGACAAAATAGAAGGTGGTTATGTTTATACTATCAAGCCTGTTGGCGAACAAGAAACAATTCTAGAACGTAAAGAAATTCCTTATGAAGATGATGAAGGTAACACAGTATTGCCTTTTGTTTTATACAATAAACATTATCCAGTTGATTTTTTACTGGATTTTACTACAGGCAACGATTTAAGAGATCTTAATATAAATATTGCTATTTTAATGATTTATATTAATACACTTGCTAAATATCAATCGTTTAAGCAGATTGTATTTACTACAGATGACCCGGATAAAATACCTGATAATATGAAAGTGGGTCCTGCTGATATACTTATTAATCCAACTAAAGATGGTGAAGGCGATGTTCGAGTTTTAGATTTACAAACTGAAATACTTAAGTTCTTTGAGTTGGTTAAAAACCGCATCCAGATGGTACTTGCTGGGTATGGTATAAGTCCTGAGAATTTCACAATGTCTGCTAGTCCCCAATCTGGCTTTGCTTTAAAGATAAGTAACATTGGTAAACTTGAAGCCAGGGAAATGCAATTACCTGGTTATCTTGTATCTGAAAAAGAATTGTTTGAAGTCGAGCGTATAGTATGGAATTATCACACTAACGAATCAAGCAAAAAGATAAGCAATGAATCTGAATTAGTTGTTGATTTTGCAGAGATTGAATTCCCTAAGAGTCCAAAGGAAAAGATGGAAGATGCTAATTTCTTGCTAACACATAACTTAATAACTGAAATTGATTTAATGATGAAACATAACCCGGATCTAACTAAAGAAGAGGCTGAAGAGCAATACGCTAAGAATAAAGCTTTTAATGATGCTAATAGAATGGATCCTGTACAATTAAATCCTGTCCGGCAACCTGGACAAAACGGAGGGAATAATGCCTTGCGGAATCAAAAAAACCAAACGCAAAACCAGAACCAAAAAAAGTAAATAATGGCTTTAGACGATAGCATGGTTTTAAATACTTTATCAGCTATACGCAGGATAGAGGATGAATATATTCTAGCACTAGAAAAGACTATGCGGAATCTTGAAAGAAACTTAATCCCTTTATTAGATCAATATCGGGTTATTGAAGCTGCTGATGCTGCCCTTGCCAGGCGTGATATACAGCGGATATTAACTGAAAGCGGTTATTATAGAGTTACAGGAGAATTATTAAATGAAGGTTATCAGGAAGCAATTGAAGAGGTTCAAGCTTTATATTTTGCAAGTGTTGGAGAAAATTTCCAATTTGCTGAAGCTTCTCTTGAACGACTTAATGCATTAAAGAATCTTGATTTAGGCGAGTATAATAAATTAGCAGATGGTTTTACTACTACATTAACCAGGACTTTAACAGATATTAATTTTGGTGCTGTTAGTGCTAATCAGGCTGTACAGACATTACAGGATAATGTTGATAAGTTAGGCGGTCATGCATCAACTTGGATTAGGACTGGACTTAGTGCTATATATCGAGAATCGAGCATTGCACTTGCTGAAGATAACGGAATAACTAGATATATCTATAAAGGTCCATTAGATATTAAGACAAGAGAGTTTTGCAGAGAACATCTTAATGAGATTAAAACAAAAGCTGAATGGGACGAGCTTGACAATGGGCAAATAACGCCTGTTAGTACTTTCGGTGGTGGTTTTAATTGTAGGCACCAGTTAATAGGGGTCGATTAATGGCAAAGGCGCGAGTTAAAATCAAATTACCTACAATTAACGATAGGATTAAAAAACTTATTAAGTTTGATAGAATTGTGTTTCAAGTTACTACAAGATTAAAGTTATTATTGTTTGAAAATTGGCAAAATGCCAGAGGTGCTGATGGTAAAAAAATGCCGGCTTTAACTGAAAATTATAGAAAGAAAAAAGGGAAAACCGGGCGTACTGCAATACGTAATTTTTTATTTTCAGGTAATATGCTTCAGGAATTAGGTCCTGTTAAAAAAACAGATTTTCATTGGGTTTTAAAATTTATGTCTGCCCAAGAAAGAAGAAAAGCCAGGGGCAATGTAAATGCTGGTGGTAAAAAAATTAATATGATGGTGCCTGTTAGTGATAAGATAAATCAGAAATTACAAAAGCTGGCTTTTAATTTATATGTGAGGTAATTATGGAAGTAGTAAGAGTTTTAGGTTCTGAAAGATGCTATTTAATGAGCGATGGCTCAAAGATTCCATTTTCTGAACGTGAAAGAATCTTTGGGAATCGGGGTTTAATTATACAATCACAGCAACCAAAGATTGTTAAGCCGTCACCACTTGCAGTAAAAACATTTACTAAAAAAAGAACCAAAAGGAGATAAACATGGGACAACAAGTATATATTGCTAATGCAAATATAGATAAAACAACAAAGGCACTGGAGACTATTGACTATGCTCATCATGAAATCCATGGCGGTAATCATTACACTGCAATGATAAGTACATCTAATATCGGTAATTTATCTTCACCAGACGATGCACTTACTTTAACTTTTACAACTCCCAATACTACTAAATGGCCACATATGATTTTTATTTTCAATGGTGTTGGTGGTGCTTTATGCAGAGTAAGAGAGGGCGGATCTGGTGGTGGATTAGAAGAAGGAGTTGTGACTTGTTTTAATAATGATCGTAATAGTTCAAATACAAGCGGGCTTTTGGATTTGGGATTGACTGCTGGTAGGATAAGTTATAATGCAGGCCTTGATACTGGAGGCAGTTTAATTGTTGATGAATATATTTCAGGTGCTACAACTAATCAAAATAGAGCTGGCGGCGGTGCTGAATCTGGCGGCCGGTTTGAATGGAAGTTAAAACAAAATACACGTTATCAAATATCAATGTTTAGTACTGCATCTGTTGCAGCTGCAATTGTATTGCATTGGTATGAGCATACAGATAAAGCTTAAGGAGATATGAATGGCTACAGCAGGCATTCCAAACTTAGGGCCGGCAAACATTGCTAGCTTAGAAAGTGAAGAAACAATAACACCGGCAAATGATGATTTAGTCCCTGTTATTGATGTTAGTGATAGTAATAAGTTAAAAACTTCAACTGTTGCAAATGTTGGCGGCGGTGGTAGTGGAGATGTTACAGGCCCAGCAAGTTCTACAGACAATGCAATTGCTAGGTTTGACGGTACAGGCGGTAAAACATTACAAAATGGATCTGCAACAGTTGATGATAATGGCAGTGTTAATGTTCCAACTGGACAGGCATATAAAATAAATAATACTGCTTTAGCATATACTGACATAACAAATTCTGTTGGTTCTTCATCTACTATAAGTGATAATGTTTTGCTTAAAGGAGATGGAGGCACAAGGGGGGCACAAGCTACTGGTACTACTGTAGATGATTCTAATAATGTAACCGCAGTCAACAACTTAACTGTAAATGCATTTATGGGATGTGATGCTGAGTATGATAATGGGAATAGTGGTTCTACTAAGACAATAGATTGGAATAATGGTAATTATCAAAAAGTCACAATGACTGATGATTGTACTTTCACTTTTACTGCTCCTACAGGTAAAGTTGGGACTATGCGTCTAAAATTAATTCAAGATGGCACT